CGTTTGCCCGGCACATTCTTCCAGCCGAACTCCTGAAAGCGCCAGTAGAACGGATCGTTCGGGTTGTTGGCGCCGGCCTTGCCGAGCTTGCGCGTTCGCGATCCTCGCAGCGGGCGCACGCCGACAAAGACGCCTTCGTTTTTATCCTGCCTGGCGAACTTTGACGGGCGGACGGCGATCGCGGCTTTGAGCGTGCCCGGCTTGCGGTTTTTTGCAGGCCTGGCGAGCACTGGCGCGCTGGCTTTGGCGGCATCGCGGATGAGCCGCCCGGCCTTGCTCAAGGCCAGTCGCACCGCCTTTGTGCGGATGCTCTTGGCGGCATTGGCCAGGGCTTTGTTCATGGCGTCGATGCCGCTGACGCTGACTTTAATCTCATCGGCCATCTTTGACTCCGTTGACCGTGGTGATTTCGATCATGCCGAGGTACTCGCCGGTACCGGGGATGATGTTGGTGATGTCATGCGGAATGGTTTTCCACTGTATGCGCATCGATTCGTCGAGGCCGGTGCGGGTGCGGATGAAAAAGCGGGCGTCGACGGTGTGCTGGTCCTGGTTGGCGGCATGGAATGCGGCGCCGCGCAAGGGCATGACGTGGGCCCAGACGGTGACGAGATCGGCCCAGGTGACGACTTCCTCGCCGATGGCGTTGCGGGTGACGGATTTATTCTGGATCGTGATGCGTTGATCGAGATCGCCGGCGGTGATTTTTGGCATGATCAGACGGCGCGATAGATGATATGAGGGTGCAGCAGCCGGTCGACGTAGGGCAAGGGGCTGAATTTCTGTTCGACATAGCCGTCGGGCGATTGCAGGATTTGCACGGCGTGGGCGATGATCCAGAGGCGGATGTCGTTCGGCACGTCGGCGGCAGCCGGGCCATAGCCGGCGGTGAATCGGATGCGAACGGCGTTGGCGATGCCCTGAGTGGCGGGCCATGACGTATTGGGCGCCAGGTAGAGCCAGAAAAGATCAGCGTTGATGCTGTCTTCGCCAAGGGTGTAGGCGGTGTTGATCAGCGTTTGCTCGGCGCCGGTGGTGTCGATATATTTGACCGAGGTGATGGAAAGCACATCCGGCATGATGAGATCGATCTCGCCAGCGGGGAAGTCGTCGAGGATGAGCTCCAGTGTCTGCGTGATGAGGCAGCGCGCCATTCTGGCCTCGGCCTGGCTGCGCATGGCGGCAATGGCGATGGTGGCCTGGGTGTCGAACTCGGTACCGTCGATGCGCGCCGATGTTTTGACCTCGGCTATGCTGACAGGCTCGACACTAGGGCCAGTGATCAGTTTTATGGGCATGATGGGCTATCGTGTTCGATGGGTAACGGATGGTCTGGTGTTGGCCGTCTGCACAGACCGGCCGGCTGGCAACTGTCCGGAGCGGCTTGCCTGCACCACGCGGGCTCGATCCGGATGTTCGGTGCGGGCCTGTTGACGCGCAGCCGGACGCGGCACCGGCTGTTCGAGAGTCGTGGCGCCGTAGAAAAAGAAGAGCATTTATCGTTGAACCGCCATGCTGAACATTTGCGCCTGTGTCTGCGTCATCTGGTAGAGCAGGCTGAGCTTGGTGGCGCCGTCGACCAGCGTGCCAACGGCCAGCTTGCTGCCTGCCGCGGCCGCGCCTTGCGGGAAGCGCAGATAACTTTCCGGATCCATGATGCGATTACGCAGGTCGAAGCGCGCCATACGCTGCGTGCCGTTCACGCACAGGTGCAGGAAGCGACCGCCGAGCGTGGTCGGGTCGTAGGCGCCGCAGGTGCCGGTGGTGAAGGTCTGTGACTTTTTGCCGTAGGCGATGTCGTTGCTCCACGAACCGGTGGCCGCACCGGCAATGTCGAGCACGTCGATGGCGTTGGAGGCGCCGCCGCGCACACGGTAGACAAACGAGTGGCGGGCGTTGCCGCTGACATCGCGCGTGATGCCGAAAGCCTGCTCAAGCACCACGCCGGCGCCATGCGCGACGGGTGCCGCCCAGGTGCTGGTGTCCCAGGTGTTGGCGGTGATGTTGTAGTTGTAAATAAATAGGCCGGCGCTGCTGGTGAGCAGGATTTTGTCATCGTCGTTTTCAATGACGAATTTGGCCGTGGCGCTGGGGGTGACGGCAAAGGCGGCCACCGTGAATACGCCGTTGGCGCCGCCGGTGTGCGAGCTGATGCGGCGGCGCTGGTTGACCGCAGTCGGCGTGGCGGTGTCTTCGGCGATGCGCACCTGAAAATTCCGGTATTCGTTAGCTTGCAGGGTGGCTGGCATGCCCGAGCCGGTGAGGGTGGTGCTGCTGCTGGCGGTGGCGACGATGCACTCATGCCCGCCGTCATAGGTGCCGGCGCCGTCGACAAAGCCTTCGCCGACAATGCGGTCGTTGGGCACGTAGCCCTCCGACAGGGCGATGGCGCTGGAATCGGTGCCGATGGTGGCGGGCAGGTTGGTGGTGCTCAGCGAGGCGCTGAAACTGTTGGTGGCGATGTCGTAGTATTTCCACACACCGGCGGCCAGCGTGCCGGCGGAGAGCAGGTAGACGCGACCGGCGCGGATTTCGTAGGCATCGCCCAGCGCAGGGGTGAAGGTGAGCGGGGCGTCGAGCGTGATAGTCGGCGTGGTGCCGCCGGTATTGGCGATGATGGTGCGGCCTTCGACCTTGCCCGAGCTGCCGGCGGCGTTGCCTGCGATGTGGATATGGTAGCCGATACCATCGCCCCGGTTGGCGAGCTGGTTGATGCCGACGGCAGCGGGCAGCGCGGTGGTGAGCGTCAGCGTGGTGGTGCTGGCGCCGGCGGCGATGGTGCCGCGCGGCCCCTGGCTGGGGTGGAAAATCGCTGTGGCCCCGGCGCCAAAGGTGCCGGCCAGTGCCGGCGAGGCCAGGGGTATCCACTCGCCAGTGGTCGGGTCGTAGGCGTCGAAGGCGGTAGCGCTGCGCAACCAGTAGAGCAGCGGACAGCCGGTTTCATTGTTGCGCATGTCGTAGGCGAAACTCTGCCCGGCGCCGGAGTTGGCCAGGGCCGGCGCCTCGGGGCGCCACATCGGTAAATCGATGTAGTCCTTGAAATTTAATGTGGTGGTCATTTAGGTGATCCTCGGGCGCACGGCCTGTGCCCAGGCGGCATGCATCTGGTCATAAATCAGGCTGGCGGCGCTGATGCTGGCGATCTGGTTGAGCGTGGTGACGGCGGTTACTGTCGAGCAGGTGGTAACGGTGCCGACGGTGGTGACGGTGCCCAGCGTCTGGGCGCCACCCAGGGGATCGAGCACCACGCGCAGGCGACCGCTGGAGACATCCTCCCAGATCGGATGCACCAGGGCGCGCAGGCAAGCCATGAGCGTGGCGGTGTCGTCAGGCAGCGCGGAAAAACTGCCGGAGACCGGGACCGGGGTAGCGCGCAGTTCGGCATCGGTCAGGCCTCCGCCGCCGGCCGGGAGTTCGACCGGGACGCGCCCTCCGCTCAGTGTTGGTAGTTTGGAATTAACCGCAGTCAGGGTGCTTTCGCTGGCGGCGCCGGAGGGGAGCGGCAGTGCGGCGGCGCTGATCGGGAGCGCAGTTGAGCGGATTTGGGCGTCGGTGAGCGGGCCAGATACCGGCACGGTACCGTTGATGCTGATCGTTTCGAGCGCGGCGAGCGATGTTGCGCCTAACTCGACGGTACCGGCGATGGCGCCGGTATTGACGGCGGTAGTTTTTCCGTTGATGCTGACAACAGCAGACTGGATGGCGGCAGCGGCAGCGTTGAGCGTGCCGATTGCGACGTTGAGCGCGAGCAGCGTGGCTTCGGTCGCGACGTCGACGGGATCTCCGCTCGTCGGGTCGGTTTGCACAACGCCCTGCGCCTTGACGCTAGCGACGCCATCGGGGACGTCATGCGTTTTGGAGTGGAACGTGGCGCCGGCGGCGTCTTTGAGGTCGACTGTGCTCATGGGTTTAGGGGTGGTTTTATTTTATGGCGATTGGTTTGATCATTGTGCAGAGGGGATTAGATTACGGAACCAAGACGTTTCTCGGATTTTCGATAATGTCGTTCGTTAGCGGGGCTATAGC